ATAACCGCTGTAAATACAATAAGAAGAATATAGTCAAGCGGATAAATCAAGTGGTTCCCTTTGCGAGAGTCGGGAATAGTTGTAAGTGCCTTAAAAAGAGAGTCCATAAATCCTTCGTTATATGAGTTAAACTATTGATTATCAGATATAAAGATACTAATAATTTGCGATATAAACAAGGATATTACATCGAATTTCAAGGCTTTAAATGACATTTATGAAAGAATGTAGATACAGCATTTCAAATGCGATTGCCCTGTATCTTTGAGGCAGAGATAGTTTCACATATAATATATTAGGTATGAAGAAGGTTTTGTTGGGGGTATAATCGGTAAAACGAAATGTTCGCTGAAGTAAAACGAAATGTTTTGTTTTAACATTTGAGTGAGAAGTAAAACGATTGGTTTTTGAAGAGAGGCACGCACACCTCTCTTTTTTGTTTTATGTAGGTTTGCAGTATGGAAAGAAAAGCGAACACAAAAGAAGGCTATGCAGAGTTTATTAATAGCTTCAATACATACAAGGAGGTAGCCATCTACAAAATTAAGGAGGCTATTAAAGAAACTGAGGAGTACCTAAGAGCACATCGAATGTATGAGTACAGCGATGGCAAAGAAGAGGAGGATGCTACAAAGCACCCTCCCCAGTAGATTGTCTGCAGATGATAGCCTTACAGCTGGTTGGATAAGTCTACGAAAGATGTAGTAAATGTCATGCGGTATAGGAAGAGACCAGCAGAGCTTCTGACACGTTCTTGGCGAGTACGGTTTAGCGGTGCAAAGTCTTCTTCAATGCCTGTATAGCCTTGAAGAGCTGTGTATATATCTGCAATGAGGTCGTACTCTTCTGAGGAGGGTGCTGGAGTTGTGTTGGCACTTGTGCGTGATGGGCGGTTATCAGCAATGGTTAAGGTAATTGTACCTTGGCACTCCTGTAGAGTCTCTGTTACGGCTGTCGCTCTATCTATAGATATATCAATAAGTACACAAGGATAAGTTACAGGAGGTCGCTGATTATCCGTAAAAGGAACTTCTAACTGCCCTGTATTGAGGTCTATCCAGCGAATGGCTGGCACCTTTGCCTGAAGTCTATCTATAAGGGCTGTGTATATTGTCTTCATTTTTTTAGAATGTTGATAAATTGTTGCTTGATACTTTTCTCTATCTTCTTGATTAATACTTTACTTTTTCCGATGAATGGGCGAGGGGTCATTATAAATGATTTCTTCCCATATATTTTAGCTGGCAAGCCATATTGATGAACTGCAGCATAGGGCTTTTCGTTTGATATTCGAACGCCATTCGGGAGGTATTTGTACTCTATCGCATTGCGAAGCTCTCCTGTCTCTCCTGTAAGGATATTCGCTTGTGTCCTTTCGGCACTAAACTTACCAGTCTGTCCAGAGTGTCCATACCAAGTACTGTCAGGATTTCTTCTCTTGACATCTTTCCAAGGGTTTATCACATCATCAGTAAAGCCTTCATTATCGAAGCTCTCCTTGAAGTGATTGACTGCCTCGACACCCATTATATCCTTGATATCATTACCCTCAACGAACTGCTGAAGTTCTTGCAGTTTGTCTGGGAATGCTTTTACGAAGTCTTCAATGTTCATAATTTGCTTGTATTAAAAACTTTACTTATCTTTGTCTTGCATTCAGGAGTATTTCTGAGTGAATTTGGAGGGGTCGGCAAACATTAGACACCGATCGCACCCTAGGGAAGGCATTATCGCCTTCCCTTTTTCTTTTTCCTGCCTAACCTTGCCCCTCTAAATTTATTTGCATCGTAACTCACTATATCATGATCTGGCAATAAGAAAGTCACTTTTTCAATTCCTATATATCTACCTCCCCTAAGCGTTGAGTGCAATCCACTAAGAATTGTGTGCTTATGTACTCCAGACCTGCCATCAATAATAACCTCTGATGCTCCTTGATGATAAGCTTCTCTAATAGCGTTGTGAATACTAGATTTTGTTACCACATCATCAGGAACCTTAACATCCAAAAAAGCCCTTAGAGTATCATCAAATGCATCAGGATTTTTCAGTCCATCATTATCAATTACAGGAAGAGCCTTCATTTTTCTACCATGATACTTCGCAAGTTCCTCTAGCACGCTCTCATTCTTTTTTTGCTCTGACTTGTTTTGATATTTCCCTTCAGGCTTCTCCAGATATCCTCCACTCTTGTATACTGTACGCTTAAACTCCCAGCCTCTATATCTTGCTAGCCGTTTGGCGATAAGTGCGAGCCAATGCTCTTGACACAACTTAGCCTCTTCATCACGAAGCTTGGTCTTTCCAACTAGTCCTTGGCGACGGCACTCTGGGCAGGTGGGTGAGCCTTTATCCTTTAGGTACGGGTGTTCGCTTAACTTGATAAACTCAGCTGACTTCCCAGCGTTATTCTGGAAGGCAGGAGGTACACCATCATCAACTGGCACACTAGTGGCAGGCTTATTGGTCTGGCGGACGCTGCACTTACAGTTCCACTCTGAAGGAGGCAGGTGCGTATCCCACCACTTATGCTCAATAGGTAGGATAGTACCGACATACTCCAGATGATCAGGACGTTTGTTTTTAGCTGTACTGGCGATATACTCAAGGTTAGGGTAAAGGTGCTTAGTCTTGAGTGCATTGCGGTAATTAACAGCGGAACGTGCTGCTCTCACTGCCGTGTTGTATTCAGTCTGTAGCCACTGCTCATTCCACTTTGGACTTATCTGTAGTGCCAGCTTCTTAAACTCCCTAAAGCTCCTTAGAGAGCCATCTGGCTTCGTTAGGAGATTGACAAAAGCTTCTGTCTCTGCATGAGCCTTGAAAGCTGAGAACACAGCAGTGTTGTACCTAAATTCCTCTATAAAGGTTTTATTGTCCCGTCCAAAGTCAGGGTCACCCATAGCCTTATCAATCGCTTGCTGTAGGGCGTTATTCTGTATCTTAAACAGATTCTCACTTACCTCTACTTCGCCACCATAAACCTCTTTAATAGCTTCGTTGAGGAGCTTTTTAAGGTCAATGGAGTAGCTATCGTCCTTGAGATTTAGGAGTGCCGTAATAGAGCTGATCAATTTCTTGAGTAAGCTCTCTTTTGGTGCTTGCTCTGCAAGTACGGCATTCTCTTGCAGAGCTGTAGGAAAAGGGTCTCTATTCTCTACTTCCTCAGTGTCTTCACCTTCATTCTCTTCGGGCTCCTCGTGCTTGGGAGTCTCTACCTTTCGCCCTGCGACTTGTTCGTCTTGTTCAGGGATAGGTATACCGTATTTATCATAAAGATAGCTCGTTGGTATAGGTAGAATAGTGGCGAGCTGTACCAGTTCAGGCACGCTAATCTCCTTTGCATCCTCAGGAAAGAGGAAGCGACCACCAGCCACTCCTGGCACACCTCTAGCCTCAAATAGTGGTAATACCCTTGAGTTTAGAATCCTTTGTACAAACCTGATATCCGCTTTGTTTTTGTCCTCCTCTACCACCTTATGCACATCACCTAGAGATCTAGCACCCTTCTCGCCAGAAATGGTGGTTAAGGTCTGTCCAAGGATTGTAATGAGGATTTCCTCATTACAAGCTTGCCTGAACTCATTGAAGCTAGTACCACTGGTTTGGCTTGAATCCCTAATTTCGATTTCTGTGTCTTTCGGCACAACGACATAAGGAGCTGAACCAGCCTCTTCCAGGGCAGTTTCAAGCAATCGCTTACTTGCTGGGTCATAAGTATTGTATTTGCCAACTCTTTGAGGCATACCAAACAATTCGAGCCACTGACTCCAGTCACCGAACCCACCACGCTTATATATGGCATAGGGCATTGCCTGTAGGAGCAACCCATAATCTCGAGGCTTACCAATGACAATGATTGAGGAGTCTCCAGCATAGCTTACTTTTTTATCTTGGTCGCTTATATCTAGGATGATAGACTCTGTAGCCAAGTCAATGTGCTTAGGTGGCAAATGATGTACGATAAGCCCATTTCTATCAACCTCAATCTCGACTCCACACCTTCCGTAGAATCGAGCATCAAGGAGCCACGCAATCAAGTCTTCCCACTGAGTAGTATCCATCAGCTCACTCATGTAATCAACTTCCCTGCCTTTACCATCCACGAATATAAGTGGAGTATTCAGCACCGCTTTCTTACGTTTATCAACGGCATCATACAGCACCCCATCGATGAGCATATCATCGTATAGGTCGTACAGTTGCTTTGGCTTGCCATAATCTGCCATTCTCAAGGCACTTCTCCAGTCGCCCACATCCCAAGGTCGTCGTGAAGGTGCTTTCACGATGACCTCCTTATAGATGGTCTGCTTGGTTTTTCTATCAGTCTTCATACTTATTATGTTGTCTTGAAGTTAAGTGTAAATGCTATCGCTTTCTTGCTTTTCGTGTTAAGCTCTCTAACGTTGGTCATTGATGTATAGTAACATCGCTCTTCTCCAGCACCATGGCTCAGGTATAACTCCTCATTTTTGATGTGGTAATAAAGGTAATTTAGTTGATGCTCCAGATGCTGATATGAATCAGCGATGGAGACACAGTTAAGAGACACCTCTTTGGACCGTCGCTTAAACGTCCCTTCCTTAAAGCTTGATGGCTGTAGTAGCGTGTTATACGCTTCTTGAACTTGCACTCCGAACTTGGATAGGTCATTATTTCCAACTACAATTCTACTTAGAGGGGCACCCTCCAGATTTGTAGCTAGATAATATGATAAGCTATCATTTTTGAGACGGCATCTAATTGTTATCTCAGCTACCTTCATACCCTTTTGATAGAGAGACTTCCCGAGGTGCTTATAACCCTCAATTGAAACATTATCAATATGGTAACCACCCTCCATTTTTGCTGGGTGGAGTATGAGGTAGTAACTATCGAGTAGCTTTCGGAAGGCTGATAACCTCTCTGCAAATACTTCCCTGGTCTCTCCAACAACAATAAATCGGAGATTGATGTACGGGCATGTCCTGCGAATGGTCTTAGGGTCAATCTCAAGCCCATGCTCTTCCTGCCAATCGTTAGTGGCTACACTCTCAACACTCTGGAGCGTAAGGAGCTCTACCACGCCTCCTCTAGCGAAGTAGATACCTAGGCTTGATAGTTCCGTTTCTTTATGGGTGCTATCCTCTATGTAGCTCTTACTTTTATCCATCGTTTTATGATTTCAGTTTCACTCCCTCCTGAGCTAGTCTATACATCTCCCTATCTATGCTCTCCAAACGCTTGAGAAAGTCTGAGTTTTCCGCAATTCTGTCTACTCTGTTCATCAGTATTGTGTGAAATTGCCTGACACTCTCCTCATGAGCTCTAGCTTCACGGCTGTAGATGACGAGGGTATTCAATCTGTCGACCGCTACAGTCATCCGACCATTAAACTCGTCTATACTGTCTTGGTCAGCACGTGCCAGCCCCTTAGCTACAGCCTTACGACCGCCTACATCATCTGGTGCTTTGAATCCTTGTTTCTCAAGTTCCTCCTGAGCCTTCCTCATCTCTTCTGTATAGGCATCAATACCCTCTCGATAGATACGTGAAAACCAAATGATATCATCTACAATAGTGCCATCACCGCTCTCTTTGAATGAATCTTCCATCCTTGACTGCAGTTCATCGAAGTACTTCTGAAAGTATTGAGCGAATGCCATCTGCTGTACTATGTTATGTATCATCTCGGATACTTTTGCATCAAAGTCATCTAGGGCACTGTAGAGGTCATCATTTTTCAACCCCTCTATAAGTGCATTACTTAACTTTGAACCAAGGTCACCAGAAAGCTCCTTGAAGGTATTCCGCATCTCCTCCTGAGCTTCCTTAGCTTTCTTTTGAATGGCATCCCAATTATCTACAAGTCGCTTCGTTGCATCATCCAGCTTTCCGTAGTCTTGAAGTATGCGAGGATTCAGCTCGAAAGTCTCCTTATTAAAGATTTCGCCATAGGTCTGAGCGAGCGACTGGAATACTGGCACAACCTTCTTCTTGCTAGCTCCAAAGATGCCACCAAGGAGACCTCCGATAGCAGCACCTACGACGTTACCTATTACAGGTATAAAAGAGCCAACTGCGGCACCTACTGCAGCACCTCCAGCGAGACCTCCAGCCACATTCTTGCCACTGACCACTTTCTTTGTGCCAGTCTGAACCGACCCTTGCCCTAAAGTTTGGGCGAGTTGGTTCAGCTCCTTCATTGACTGGGCATATTGCTTTGCTCCAGCTATCGCACGTGCATAGGGATTTTCAACACCCCACACATTGCTTGACTTGTACCCTTGTAGTTCAATACGTTGCATACGTGCGATTTGAAGAGCTTGCTCGGAGGAAGCTTGCCACGCCTCAAGAGCCTTCTTATTTTGCTCTGCAGTCTCTGTAGCAATGCTCATGAGTTGAGCTAAGCCACCAATGGCACCACTAACTTTTTCCAAGGGTGTAGCTGACTTCTTAAAGGCAGTCATGATGTTATCAACCCCACCAGCTAGCTCATTAAAGATAGCTCCGACTTCGCCACCTACTTTAGAGAGTTGTCCGAAGATACCTTTGAGACTATTGGCAAGCTCCAAGAGCTTCTTTTCGGGTATCTGATCCAGAGCATCCTTCAGCTCTCTAATTTCTTGTTTCGCTTCTTCAATCGCTTCACTAGCATCGCCACCAGCAGAGGCTATATCTTGCAGCTTTGCAAGTCTCTTCTCTGAATACTGGAGTTGAAGCTGAAGGAGTTCTTCTTCTCTATCGACTTGCAAGTTGTACTCCTTTGTAGAAAACTGTACCTGGCGAAGGGCAATACGCTCTTCGCTATCCATCTTCCTGAGTTCAGTCTCATGAAGAATACGTGCTCTCTCCTGTGCTTTTTGCTCTAGGAGTCTAGTCTTTATCTCTTCATACTCTAACTGCGAGGCAGTCGCTTCAGCCACCTTCTTTAATTGCTCTTTGTAATAGCTATCTATGTCTGCTAACCGTTTCTCTTGCTCTGTAGCAGAACGTAAAGTAATTTCCTTTTCAATGCCCTCAATCAGTCGGCTATAATCGGCATTTACTTGATCAACGTCTTTGTTGTACTGATCATCAACGGAAGTCTCAAGGGCTGTCAGTTGATTTCGAGTTTTAGTTCCATCTATGCCAGCCTCTTTCTCAAGCTGTTCAATCTCTTTGAGCTTTTGCTTAATCAGTGCCTTACGAGCATTATAGGCAACCTCCAACTCTTTGAGCTTCTTTGACCGACCCTCTTTCATAATGGCTAGAGATATCTCTTGACTCTCTTTTTCAGCATCAGCACTCAGTTTCGCTAGCCGTTCGTTTGCCTTATCGTATAGCCTAGCAGACTTATCATTAGATCCGTTATTTGATGGCTTAAAACCTGCTTCAGACAGAATCCTTTCTACTTCGGCATAAGACTGTGCTGCGATTGTAGCAAATGCTTCTGCCTCCCCTTCTAAAATCTTTTTCTCATCTTTAATCTTATCAGCCGAAATTTCCCTTCGCTTTGCACGAGCTTTATCTTCAATCATACGTTGGAGACGGGTGTTGTGTTCAGCCCTTGATATCTCTCCCTTTCGGTAGAGTTCATTATTCTCCTGCATTTCCTTTTGGATATCTGCCCAGTCATCTTTGGATAGCTCGGGTCGAGAGAAAAGGTTCTGGACTCCATCCCATAGTTTCTCTGTCCAACTAGGGTTGTTTTTTCTTCTCTCTGCCTCTTGTTGCTTTGTCAGAGCCTCTTCGTATTTCTTTGTGGCTAATGTCATTGCAGCGGATGCTTTTGCTCTTTCATATATGCTGGCAACTATTGCTTTTTCGCCATCCCTAAAGAAATTCTCAGCATCAACCACACTGTTTATACTTACACCCAGCTGTGCAAATGCCTCTTTGTTTTTCTTGACGAACTCCGTTTTTTCCTTAAGTGAATCAGCAAGCTTATCCCATTGTGTTTGCAGTAGTTTATACTTTGCAAGCTGTCCCCCAGCAGAAGAGGATATCTCCTTGGTCATTTGATCTTGCTCGGTACGTAGTTCCTTTTGTTTGGCTATCCACTTGTCATAAGCTGAGATAGCCCAGCCAATGAATACCGATAAACCTAGTGTAGCAGTTGCCGTAAACACTTTCATAGCAGCAGTTGAAACCCCAAGGCTTGTGGCTAGCCTTAGATTCCAAGCAGACCATAGTTCTTTCGCCTTAGTCACTGTTTGAATACGAAAAGTAGAAGTCTCAAGCAGTAGGTTCTGCACCTGCTGTAGTCCAATAGTAATTGCCATTAGGCTCTGGAGTCTCGTCTGAATCTTCGCCTGTTCCTCTTGCGAGCCTCCCAAGAGTGTCCACGCACCAACTGCAGCAGATGCCGCACCGCTGAAAGCTGTAACCGCATCGCCCAAGCCCTTCCAAGCTTGATTGCCACGTGCCATTTCAGTTTGGGTACGTGTAATGAGAGCTTGAGCCTTCGCTAACTCGCCCAGCTCATTTTTCAGTTGCCTGTATTCGGCTGTTTGTTCTCGACCAGCGAGGGAGAGGGTCTTCATTTGCTCCCGAGTCAGTCGCATGCGTTGCTGTACCTCAGAATACCCCTTGTTCATCTTTGTCCACTCCGCTTCCAGGTACTTGAGTCCCTGTGTCTCGGCTGTAATCTCCTTTGCAAGGGCATTGGAAGCCTCCTTTAATTTTTGCTTCTCCTTGGTTGGAAATTCCATTTGAGATAATTGCTTTTGCAGTGCCTGGTACTCCTGTTGGAGCTTGGCCAGGTAACTGCGTTGCAACTCAAGTGACTTCTTAGTCTCCTCTCTAGCCTGTATGCTAGCTTCTGCCATCTGTTCAATAGCAGTAGTCGCTTTAGCTCCTTCTTCGCTTACGTTGCTCTTTAGGACGATATCTATTTCAACTGGTTCCATCATGTCTTAGAAGTGTTGTTTACGTTTAGGATTGCTACCGAATAGGTACTCTCCTGCCAAATCACTCTTGCCGTCTCCATCTTTATCCACAACTGGAAGGTCAGGGGTTACCTTATTAGCCTGTACACCCTTGAGCCAATCGATGGCTCTCAAATATCTACTTTCACGTAGTTGTAGGTCAGTGCCTGCATTGCAGAGATTCACAAGGTGCCAAGAGGCGATATCCTTGACAAAGATGAGTAAGAGGGCATTCCGCTCCCCACCAGTTGCCTCAAATATAGCTTCACGGTCATAGTGGGCGAGATATCCCTTGGCTTCCTGTATCGCACTATCAATCGCAGAAACTACAATCGTGTCATCACCCCTTGTAATGACATCTATATTATCTTTGTAGAGGTGGGTTTTTAGTTCTTCAATTGTTAAGTAAGCCATATCTCTAATATCTCTTTGGGTTAGCACTCTTTTGTCCGATAACTACGGCATTCGCATTATAGCTAGTTAATTGCCTATTCAACTGCCAAACACCTCCTTCAATACAGTCAGCACCGTCGGCTGGTGCAGGTAGAGAGGGGGCAATCATTAAGAATTGTTCCTCAAGTCTCTTCATGTGGGGATTACCTCGTTCAGCTTCGTTAAGTATCAGCCTCCCTTGGCGGTTAAGAGGCTCAAGCGTTGCCTCTATACGTGCATACTTATCCATCTTGGCACGTGCATCAGCCTTAATCGGCACTACCCCTCCTCGCTTCGCTCCCATCTCTACGTTAAGAGGTTGGAGTACCTGTTCCCAAAATGGATCCTGAAGGCTATTGTTCTCCACGAAGTAATAGACGATCGTCTGGTCTCCAAGCTCCTCTCTCAAGTCGTAGTACCACCCAATGAACTCAGCGTTGGTAGTCTGCTGTAAAAAGCCTTTGTAGACATAGTATTTCCCACCCATGTAACCAATCGCAAAAAGAGCCTTAAAGGAAGCTCCTTTACCTCGCTTATTACTTGGGGAGGGGTCTCCATAGACAACAATAAAGGGTAGCATTCGGAGAGGAGGGCAAGCCCCCCAAGTCATCTCCTGAAACACATCACCTTCTGATACTGGGTTGTTGAAATACTCTTGCTGAATAGCGGATGTTGATAGGTTCGAGAGGAAGCGGTCAATATCTTCCTCTGAGTTCTTTTCTGCCCATGTACTCTTCCCATTTTCGTCACGTATATTGATGATGTCTACATGGTCAGCTCGCTCAATCGCCCTAGTGATAATACAGTCACGTGCGATGATATTTCCGTTAAACAGAATGCGATAATGACCACTAACCGATAGCGTTGGTATCAGTGCTTTCTCAATCCAAGCCCACTTCGTCTTTATCCGCTCTGGATTACGTGTCTCTTCGTCCGTATCGATATCATCGATAAGGATAAAGTCGGGACGAAAAGCCTCCTCACGCTTACCTCGAGGGCTCTGCCCAGCTCCGAGAGGTCTGAAGGACACCTTGCCTGTCGTCTTGAAGTAGTTATCTCTCCATACAGCTCCTACTTGCTCGCCATAATCCTGACGAATACGTGGTGAGTGCTCTAGGTGCAATCTGAATGGCGTGAGGAGGTCAATCGCATGATCCAGAGAGGTAGACACCAGTAGGATGTTATGTACCTCACCCAGCAAAGCAAGGTAGATGATCTCCATCATGCTTCTGGATGACTTTGCCAACTCTCTACTCCATGCTCTTACCTCATACCAGCGATGATGCTTAACGATACGTTGTGTTGCTTTTCTATGGAAAGGAGCTGAAGGAGCTGTACAATAGTTTGGAAAGTAATACCTAAACCATTCTTCAGGCTCCTTCTCAAGCTTCGCTACTCGCTTGATTCTGTCATCATCCGTTTCGTTGGCGTTGATAGGAGACATGGCAAGGGTCTCTGTAATGAGCTCTTGCCACTCTTCCTCTGCCCTACGCAACTCTAGTGGTAACCTTCTCAACTTCTTAGCCATACGCCTAGTTATTTCTTAGTCGGTATGCAACATATTCATCAAGTGTTGGAGCAATCCGCTGTGCCTCCTCTAGGTTTCGGTCTCTTAACCATCGCACGAGCTGACTAAAGGCACTAATTGCCTCTCCAATACCACTCTCTCGCTCTAGCTTATCAATAGAACTAGAGAGTTTCGTGATGGTGTCTGCCTCCTTCGCATTGGGGAAGCGTTCACCTTCTGGGCGACTGGCGATGTTCGCATTGATTTCTGTTAGGTGCGAATAGAGGTGTCTCAACTGTTCCTCACGAGTAACAGAGAGCGATACTCTTAGAGTCTCCCAATTCTCCTTCTTGACCCACCGATTGACAGTTTGAGGGGTCACACCGACCTTCTCGGCAATGTCTTTTTGGCTCATTTGCTCTTTAGTGAAGAGCAACTTTGCCCACTCTTTCCGCTTTTCGTTTGTCATGTTACTCATGGTTATCGCTTTAATTCAGTTAGTAATCCGCTGAGTCCCTCCTGCACCTCTACCTCCTCGGTCGCTTTGTGGTCGTAGTAAGGCTGATCAAGGGACTCCAACATCAACGTTGCCCAAGTCTCACCCCATAGTAGTTCCTCATGTGTCAGTCCTCGCTCCGCTTTAATCTTGCCAATCACTCCAAAGGGGCTATCAAGACCTTTTGACTTGCCTTTTAACTCCCCTTCCTCTTGACCCTCATCAGACTCATGGCTATTGCCCCGAGCGATGCGGTAGTATTCCGAAAAGAATCAATCTGAAGCATCTGATTAATGATACTATACAGCTCAAGAAGGCTATCCCAGGCTACTTCATTTAAGCGGTTAGTTAGATTCTGCATCTTCTCCTCATCAGTCGCTTTCTTACCAAGGATAGCAACTGCCACAACTCTTGCGACTCCTTCAGCTTGCCTTTCCGTGGGCTTCTCAGAGACAATCAAGGAGAGGTCATCCAGCTCATATTGCATCATCTCTCGTAAGATAAGGAACACCGTCCCTACTTTTGGTGGCTGAATCGTTACCCAGTCTAGCTGGAGCCATCTTTGCCAAAGAGGGGCGGTCAGTCGAAACCGCACGCCCCTTTCTAGCATTAAGTCTATTGCCCTATGGGGCACTTCTCTAGCTCCCTTCATCATGCATCTGGGCCTTCAACGATGTCCACATCCCAATCGGGTGCACCAGCCATACAGGTGAACTTGAACGGATATCGATCCAGTCCTTTCTTGCCAATGCTTGGCTCATACTTCACATAACCAGATACATTGGTGCAAATGATGTAATTGCCAGCGTGGTCTACCCACTTCAGACTCTTCACAAGGATAGGGATAGTGGAATTGTGGAAATACTTGCCACCTTTCACCTCACCGCCAAGGAGGAGCTTCTTTTGGTCATCGGTCAAGCCAAGGAAGGTGCCACTAACCACTACAGGCTTCATCACATAGTCTGTATATACAGGACTGTCCATCTCGTGAGTATAGACCTCCTCTTTCTCTGGGTCTTCTTGACTAAAGGTCAGCTCGTCATCTCTGAGGGTTAACGGAAGCTTGGTTTCAAAGGTCGCAGTACCTAGTTCCGTTTCACTAGTGATGGGGTCACCAATGTAGCCCTCCTTCACTCTTCGTCTTGCTCTTATCTTCTCTGCCATAGTTATCTTATTCTTAATATGATTTTTACAACTCCATATAAACAGGTAATTAAGCCGATTGCCATTAAAGCCTTCTGCCACCAATACAGCTGATTAACCTTAACCTCTTGTACCACCTCTACAGGCACCTCTCGAGTGATAGTGCGTGTTAGATACTGTACCCGAGAGGGTGGTACAAGGGCTTTAAGATTGAGGTTATTGTCTCTAAGTGACCAATTCAGCCGTATATTGCTGGGTGTGGCACTATCGGTTTGGGTAATCTTTGGAAGACCATTCGGGAGGCATTCGATTAGCAGTCGAAGCTCAGTCGAGTCTGCTGGAATTTCCAAAGTCTCTACTTCGGCTGTAGTCACCTCTTTAATCGGCACCGTATGGATGGCAGGTTGCTTTGTGCTACAACCAGTAAGTAGCAATAGGAGTACCACCAGTAGGCTATACGTCCCCTTCAGTCCCTTCTGCTTGTTCCTCTTTAACATCTTCATAGTCCAAATCAACTCCCATTTCTTTAATTAGTCTCTCAAGAGCTTTAACCCGATTGCGAAGCTTAGTATTCTCCCCTTTGAGAGAGGATATCTCACCACGGAGAGTCTTCATCTCACCCTTTAGATTAGCATTCTCTTGACTCACCTCAACAAACCTCTCCAGAGTGCCTGTAAACCGCTCAATGGTGCTGTGATAGCTCTCAGTAAGAGCATTGATAGAAGCCAGCTGAGCATCGAGAAACTCATTGTCTTGTTTACGCTTGCCAATCAGCCAGCCAGCAATAGCTGTGACTAGTGGCGTGAGTATGCTTGCTAATAGTTCCATCTCTTATATCATTTCCCAGGCGGTGTACACATCGTTCATCGTCCCTACATACACACCATTCTCCACATGACTAATCGCATGGGCGAGCTTGCAGAGTGTCTCCTTATCATTGACATTCAAGTATTGCCCAAGTGGGATACCTGATAGCTTGTAAGCTGATGTGATGTAGCTCTCAGTATTATTCTCGTTAGGAGGTGCATAGCGAGTGAGCACCTGACGAAGAGTACGCAGGTTATAACGTGTGATATAGGTGCGAAGAAGAATCAAGAGAGCTCTATAGCCATAATGAAGGGTCTCAAACTCTTCAAATGCTTTATCCTTCTTAGCACTGCCCGTGAGTTTGCCACGCCAGTTATTGGCGTGACTCACTCGCAGGTTACCAGGATTATTGTTGCGGATGCCTCTAGGTGTACTCATATCACGATCCGTGAGCCTTAAATGCAACAGTACCAACGCCATCCTTCTGCATCTTCGAGCCACCGGCGCGAACCAAGAACGATAGCACGTCACCATAGTACAGCGGATCATTTTCCTGACTGAACATCTCGTGCTCTCCAAGTGCACGGCATACGTAGTCTTTGTGCCAACCGAATGCCTTAGTCTCACCAGGGAGCTTACTCCTGAGCATCACATCAAACCCGTACAAGCGACCAACAGTCCCCTTTTCTGCGTCTGCAGTAGCCAAAAAGGCGTTAGCCTGAGCCTCGGTGAGGTCGGAGAGCAGCTCCTCGTAAGCCTCAGCATTGAGTAGGAGGGTACGACCCTCAAGAGGGATATCCTCCGCATTGAGCTTGGTCTGAGCCTTAAGTACGTCCTTGCGTCCAAAAGTAGCTCCTGCAAGCTCTACTAGACGACCCTCTGCGGTCGGTATCCAAGCAATAAGAATCTGCTCTGCTACCTTATCATTGAGTGCGCTCTTGGTAGCCACCAATACAGTGTTGCGCTTATCATAGGATAGCTCATACTTATCTGCATTTTGGATGTAGATAGGGTCTGTATAAATTTCCTCAAGCTTAAAAGTCAGCTCGGTATCTGTCTGCTCCGTTGCGACTTTTGGTCGAGAGATTGGTCCGACATTGGCGGTCTGCTTTGCGCCAGCGTTGGGGATGTGTACTATCTTGCCCGCCTTGACAAACTGGTCGGCGTTGTAACTCCTCGCCAAAAAGGAGTTGTCGGGGAATAGGTTAGCCACCAAATGCGCCAACCAGATTTCTCTTTGTAAAGCCATAATCTATGTGTTTAAGTGTTATCTATTTTGTGTTCTTATTACTTGACACCAAAACGCTCTGCGTACCTCTTGGTGTACTCCTCTGGGTACTTATCTCTAAGTTCCGCTAGACCACCTGAGCGGTCAAGCTCGTCCCAACTCTTCTCAAGGAGTGGGTCGTTTCCACTTTCTTTGTTGAGTTGCCCAGCGATACTCCGTCGCTTGGGTAGCGCAGAGAGGGTCACCTTAGCGGACTCGTGATCTGCATCAAATAGCTTCTGCATAGAGTCTCGTGCCGAGGCATCAATCTGACCACTCGCAATAGCGTTATTAATCAGTTCAGTAGCCTCCTCTCGCTGGGCTTTCCTCTCTTCCTCTCGGATAGCATTCAGCTGGTCGCTCAGCTCCTTCTTCTCCAGTTGGAGCTTCTCAACAGCTCTAGTAATCTCTTGCTCCGTAGCATTGTCGCTAAGGGATAGAAGATTTAGTAGTTCTCTGTTCATTGCGTTACTTTTTTTATTTGGATTATCTATTAATTGTATCACTGTCTCAAGGTCGGTATCGCTCTCCATGTTAATCTTTGCTCCATACGCATCATACAAGGCGAGGGCGTTATGGTTCGCTGGGATAGGACAGATACTTGCTTCTCTAGCTTGCCACTTGGTGATGGTGGAGAGCTTTTGACCAGGAAGCATGAGCTTTGGGTCATCGGAGCTCTCAATCGCCCAAGCTCCAATAGAGCAAGCACGGATGTAACCGTCAGCTACCTTTCGTGCAATCTCCTTGGCTCGCTCGTCAGCCATATCAAAGTCAGCCTCCGCAAGGATCCTGTCCCCCTCCACTCGGATATTGACCCATTTGCCAATAGGCAAGTCCCAATCGTCATGGTTAAGAAGCATCACGGGATTTTTGACAAATTCCGTGAGGTCAGCTCCAGAAGTTAGCATCCGAAAGCCATGTGTGTTCACGCTTTCATCATGGAGCACGAAGGTTGGTAGTTTATCTTTTGCCATAATCAATTTACGTATTACATTACAAGGCAAAGTTGTAGAGTTCAGACCCATAAAGCAAAAATCAGTACCATTTTGGTACTGATTTCTGCACTTCAACCCTTTTTCATTGCTTTTTAAGAGTTTTCTACCTCATAATTGACCACCATCCACTCTTCTTGCTTTCGCCTTCGTGTCCGTGATGCCGATATCGTCCGCTCCACTTTATGGATATGCCACCCATGCTGATGCACATATCGCTGGATATCATCATCAGGAAAGCTGGTCAACATAAACTTGCCTTGTACCCCACTCAGTACCTCCAAGAGGTCGTCCAGCTCTCGCCTACCAAACATATCGGTATAGTGTCCGCAATTGGTTCCGACATAAGGAGGGTCTATAAAATGAAAGGCTTCTGGGGTGTCGTAGGTCTGAATGACCTCCAAGGCATCTCGATTCTCAATTGTCACATGCTCCAGACGGTAACAAAGCTCATGAGTGAAGTTATCCTTAGCTTTGCGGAGCTTCTTTGTCTGTGTGCCACGACGGTCGTAGCCAAAGCTCCCATCTAACTTGCTGGCAAATCCCATCTTAGAGCAAGCCCACACAGCCCAAGCTCGCTCTACAGGAATAAAGAAACTAGGGTACTGCAGGATATGCCGAGCATGGGCATGAACATCTCTGGAGTGAAGTGTACTATCAATGAGTTCCTTCAAACTCTCATAGTCGCACTGTACCACATTATAGAAGTTTACCAGCTCAAGGTTCAGGTCATTGATAATCTCAGCTGGAGCTGGTAACTTAGCGAAAAAGAGGGCAGCGCCACCGCAGAAGCTCTCTGTGTAAACATCGTGCTTAGGCACGAGTGGAAGGATGTAAGGCAGCATAGTCTGCTTGCCGCCATAGTAGGTAATTGGAGTTCTCATTTTTTATACAATTAATAATTATCACTATATTTGCGTATCTCTCACACATAAGCAGGTGACGCAACACCTGACTCCTGGGCATATATATAGCCCCTGTCGTGGTGTTGCGTCACCTTTACTAGCCGAAGGTCTGTGTGAGAGCTTGCCTTGGCTGGAGGCAGGGGCTTCTTTATAGCCATCTCTGCCGTTTATGTTGATGATGGATTACTTACTTTATAGACTAAATGATCATGATGAAACAGATTCTTAAAACCTTATCGGTCGTAGCACTAGCATTCACTCTAGCCTTAGCTGGTTGTGACCCAGAGAAACCAGAGGAGAAGAAAATCAAACCGCTAGACCCCAATGCGAAGCTCTCGATTAACATTCGAACAGCACTCAGAAGCACTTCGGATAACCCTAAACATCTCACTCCGCTTGAGATTGTCAAGCAAGCTGGACAAATGGAGTTCAAGCTGTCTAGTAACGGTCAGAATGTTCACCGCTCTGTAAGCGATGTGCAAAGGGATATTGAGAATGTTGCCATTAAGATGTGGGGTACCGATATCATCAGTGTGGAGGATGGCTCCCTTCAGGACTACTTCCTGGATAATAGAAACTATGTCTTCACGCTTCCTATGGGCGATACCATCGCTTATATTCCCAATGCTGTAGTGATTGAAGCAGCCAAGAAGATACGCCAAGCCTATAATAAGGGCGACACCGATAAGGTGTATCAGCTCTTTCAAGATGCTTTTACAGCACTTCCAATAACCGCTTCCGAGTATAAGGAACTGGTTAAGCAAGGCACTAACTAACTCTCTATTCATAATCATTTTTGGTAAGGACACTCATTCGCATGGGTGTCCTTACTTTTATGCATTTTCTCCTACACAGTTATAACTAAAGGCGGCATCTCGAAGCCCATTGGTGCCGTAGATCATCACCACAAAGTAAGTCTCTCTGACATCTGTAAAGTTGGCACTCGCCAAGCTCCCGACATTCTCAACAGTCACTTGGGGAGTGTAGCGTGTATGTCCAATAGAGTGGTGTACCTTATACTTACCATAGGCGATTTTCTCAACTCGAGCCTTTGTGTAGCCCTGTGCATCGGCATACCGTCCCCATTGATAGTTTACGGTGCCATAGCTATCACACCTACCACCTGCTAGGATTCCTGGGAGGTCGGTTGCTCCCTTAAGCGTCACGAAGGCTTTTTGGTCATCTTTATCAATTACGAAGTGTTTACTGATGCCGTAATATGCCATCATGCCCCTAGAGGTATAGCGGATATAGTTGATATTAGGGGAGTCATACATCACTCCTCTAAGGTTGGTAATCTGGGCACTCCCTGATACTGTAGCAATACCATCACTGCTATACCCAAGTGATAGATACAGGTCATAACTGCCCACTGGCAAATTGGTCAAACGATCCTCAATCGTTACGTCAGTACTCGAGGAGGTGGAGCCCCAGTAGAACTCCACATCGAATCGGTCATTATCCATATACCTCTGTTGTACTTGAACAGAAGCAGTGGCAACAACTGATGTGCCAAGTGCGTAATGAGTGATTTGACTACCATGAGTTCGCCTTAGAAAGAGGCTCACGGTACAGTCTGCATCTAAGTAATCGATATAGTCATCACGAACATTACCCAGGAAGCTTCCACCCGCTATCGTTGCTGTAGCCACTAGCCTGGTACTGAACTTAAATTCACCACCTTCCTTGGTCAGAGTTAGAGCTGAATTAGGGAGGGTATGAACACCACTACTATTCACGCTGAAGGAGGCAATTGTCCTCACGGTCTCGCCAGCCTGTGCCTGTAGTTGTGCAATACTAAGCGGAGTCCCCCCATGTGTCATATATGGCTCTCCATTCGTCACCCATTCTAGTTCATTATTCTGAGGGTTATATCGTAGGTCAGCAAACTTAAATCGTCCATTCTGCCAAATCTCTACCATACGGCTCTCTGGCACACCTCTCTTACCACGGAAGTTCTGCACGCCAGCACCAATGAAAGGCATATCACCGCCCAAGGCACTCATATACCCAACGACATTACCTTCTATAGGCTTGGTGTACTTGACGACGGCACGCCCACGAACATAACCACCCATAGAGAAGTTGCTGGCGAACCAATTCATAGGTTGCCATGTCCCATCATCACTAAAGTGAAGCTGGGGTGTGACACTTACGACTGGGTTATCTTGGTAATAGTAGGCTACTGGGATTTTCACCTCGCTAGAATAATACTCGTCATCATGATAGCCAATAAATAGTTTTGCCCAAAGTACTGGTCTTGCTGAAGTAGGATTTGGAGGGGTGACTACCCAAGTGCCAGTTGGAGGTGTGACATCATTAACTCCAAGCTGATACTTGCTTTCCATGTCGGCATTAGGTAAATCTTGACCATCCATAGAAAAACCACTAAAAACCTCCTCCTTGGAAATCACCTCGTCACCGTGAGGAGTATCCTTTACAGCAATCATATTGGTGAGCACTAGTCCACCATGAATGTTTGTGGAGCCGTTACGAATTGCCCTCGTGATGTACTTCTGCTGGTTAATGGCTGTCTGCAATCTCTCCTCACTCTCCTTCCTGCGAGCCTCAACATCCTCTGGTGCTTCAGTCCAGTCAGTGGCTTTATTCCCTTTTTCGACTTTTACATTGCTAAATATCGCTTCTCCTCCATTTTCAGTTGTAGGGTCGTAATAATTGACATTCGGGTACAAATACAAGCTATTAGGTACTCTTGTATAGCTCGCATTGTCATTCTTGACTACCTTTATTGTTACACTGTATCGCTTTCTCCCCTCCTCGTAAGTAGCATAGCTAAATTTCTCATATGGCGACATATAGCAGAATAGACACATAAATTTACCACCTAGAGGAGGCTTGACGACATCGACGTCGAAGCTAATAGTATAGTAACCCTCCTCCGTTATTTCTGAGTGTAAAAGGTAAGTTGCGTAATCACCTTTCTGACGTTTCGGGGCGTATGATTTAGCTAGGTTGCGACCTCCTATCTGCACGTT